CCCTTTTCTATCGCATCGAGTGCAGAACATATGGTACTTTTTGAATTTTTTTCTTTTACGCCAACCACACCCAACTTTTTAGCAACTTCGAGTAAAACCGGTTTTGTGAGTCTATCACATTTACGCCCACCAATTTTCATGGTACCATCCTTATCGTATGAAATAGAAACATTTTTTGGTTTCGTGGTAGTACTACTCTTTTTAGGAATTTTAAAACAACAATCAGACCCTTGTGGATTTTTACGAACTTCAAAACCGTTTTTACATGGTGGTCTACGTGGTTTTGGACACGTCGACGCTTTCACACGTTTTGTAACGGCAAGTTTTGGTACGTTTACGTTACGGTTTACTAAACCCATCGTATACCCTAATACATGGAGTAATTTTACCATATCAACGCCTATATCGTATGCATTTTCGAGATCGTCTGGGTCGTTTTCACCTTGAATTTGAACTATACCCGAACCGAGTTTTACGGATTTAGACGAAAGCACGAAATTATGGTCTTTATATGTCATGTATAAAAATGGGGTGATTTCTGTTTCGTACGTAACACTTTGCGCTTTTAAAGGATTTTGGCTTACGATTCTCTGTAAATCAAAATTTACATTCGTGTTAAAAAATCCCGCGATATTATTATACTCGATTTCATTGTATAAAAATTGTTGTTTTTGTGTATACGTATCGATTAAATATTTACGAAGTGCTTTGGGTTGGCGTTTAAGGTTTTTAGATCCTAGGAATCCACCCGAAAACCTGATTTTACCATTCGCGTAAATAACAAACGTAAAGTTTTTACGTTCTATACCATCCATCATATACCCACTTAACTGTACCGAAAAGAAGTTTTTGTTTAAGTCACCTTTCAAACCGAAATTACTCGTGTGTATGGCACCTGTTTGAAATCTCCCATAGTAACCTTTAATTTCATTAAGATCAATTGTTAATCCCTGTGCTATTTGAGCGCGACCCTTTGGTTTTCGTTTTAATATATATCCTAAATCGACGCGCTTTTCATCTTTCGAAAACTTTTTGTTTACGAGAACATTATACATACCCGGGTGAAATGTACCTATCCTAAGTCCACCTTTTTTAGTGGGTGCTGCCTGAATAGAAACATTCGAATTTTTTACAAATTGCCTGGGATCCATATCTTAATCTAACGTAACATTTTAATTAGTACTCGTTACCATATGTTATTTCTTCAGTTACTATATCTACACCAAATATAAATGATTGTTTTGGGTATACACGACCCTTATACGTTAGTGTAGCTTCACGAACTTCTATATCGCGCTGACTAAAAGGACCCACGTAAAAGTCCTGTGTAAATCGAGGTTTACCTAGATTATTCGCTTGGCAATGCGAATTAAATAACGCAACGAACTCTTTCTGTGGACAATATAATTCTCTACCAAATTTTACACCCGTTGACTGAAGAAAGTTTTCGAGTGTACTCGCTACGGTTGCAACTTGTTTCTGAACCGTTTTAAAATATTCCGGAACGACGTTCCAAATATCTCGATCTGCATACTTTTGTGCATACTCTAGATAAGCACGAATACACTTTTGGAGTATAATGGGCAATTCGACATCGAGTTTGTTTTCAAGTGTTGGGTCCGCATCTTTGACCTGTTTACCGAAGTTCCACGTAAGAATACGACGCAAAACACTCCCTGAATTATCTTTCCAATTCGGAACTTCATTACCACCAAGCACACCAGGTGTTTTCCATTCGAAAGATTTAGCCTTTTCGTGTTTTACCGCAATGGAAACGTCTTCACCAGATACAACCGATTGAAACTCAGCTTGTTCGAGTTGTAAATCACCTTTTACTTCCGGGGCTATAAACATGAACGCATCGTAAATGGACGATAGACCAAACTTTTTCTCAACATTATTCGAAAGTGTACGCACATCATCCGCATTATAAAATTTACGAAACACTTTTGTTATGAGCGTTGATTTACCAGAACGCGCTATACCTTTTAGAAATGGTATAACCTGCCATGCATCCATGTCGTTTACATCAAAACATAATCGACCACCCATAACGTACATCCATTTAGAAACTCCGGTATCAAAATTCTGATAATCGAGAACCGATTGGAAAAGGGGTGTTGGTATATCGATCCAATTTTCGATGTGACTATAGTCCGTAAACTCTTTATCAAAATATTTACAACTTACGATAGTCTGATCAAGATTCTTAAATTCACGTGAATCGTACGTATAAAAGTTTGATTCGTAAAGCCCAGTTTGTGCAGACCATTCTTTACCTATAAAAATACCATTTTTAAACGACCAAACGTGTCGATTTTTAATAATTTCAGGAAACTGCATATCTTTACAATTTGTTAAGTGTCGTATAACATCGTTATATGCTGACCCTCGACTCGACAAGTTTTTCCAGAGTTCGTACCGTGTTTCTTTCTGTGCAACACCATAAACATACTCCTGTATAGTCTCAACTTGTTTCCACGCACGTGTATCCTGACCGTCTTCCGTCTTGATCTGTGTACAACAATACCCCTTGTACCTTTTAACGTTCGTTTCGTAAAGGTTCTGTAAACAGGCGAGTATGGCTTGTTGGTACGGTGCTAATTCCTCTACATTTTCCATTGTAGAACACCTAAAAATAGACGGATCTGATTCCGGGTTTATAGGTACATATGTTGGATTATTGATACGTTCGTGTATACGCGCCGCCCTAAAAATAATTTGCCACGCATCATCAACCTGATCTATAAGACGATTTATACGCATGGATATTTTCATATCTTCATCGTCTTCTACATCTAAAAGTTTTAAAACTTCAGCTCGGTGATACATCTGTCCTAACTGCATTTTTAATCGCTTATGGTTTCCAGAAACAAGTTCAACATCAAACCGAACGGGTACCCCCGTTTCAGGGTCGAGATCCTGAGGATTTATAAAGTTTTTGTATCCGAGTTGGAACGAAATCATACTATTATTTGTGGTATTGATGTCCCACATATCTTCCAATTGGGATAGAAGGTGCATAAACTCTTCGGGGTTGAGTGATTGAATCTGGTTAGACCACATAATAGCACTGGATTCACGCTGGTTTGATTCCAAACTAATGAAATGTGTTTCTTCCATTTTCTTCTATTACATGCGGATTATTTTTCTAAGTTAATTTTTTTGCATATGAGCTAGCATTTTAATAAGAATTTTATTTTGAACTTCCATTTGTCTTGAAATATTTACCAGAGCAGAGCATACGGTATCACCTTCTTCGGTCGCGAGTACGGAACTTAAGAGACCACCCATATCCATCATATATCCTTCATCGTCATCTTCTAACATTTCCATATCTTCGTCTTCGTCTGATAATTCGAGCGTATCTTCTATTACAGGAAGATCGCCGTCCACTGTGGTTCGGTCATCCTCGGAATTAATTTCCGAGTTTTCGGTTTCAGTTGGTTCAAGAAGGGTTTCTTCTTGATCGGTCATTTCTATATACCAGGAAAAATTGACCCGGGTTTTTTCGCGGGTCTCACCCGAAAAAAAAATCTCTGCCTATAGTACAAAAACAAACACTATGGCCGGAGGTCTCATGCAACTCGTCGCCTATGGCGCCCAAGATGTCTACTTGACTGGTAACCCAAAAGTCACTTTCTTCCAGGCGGTTTACAAACGCCACACCAACTTTGCGATGGAAAACATCGAACAAACTGTTAACGGTACTGCCGCGAGCAACGGTCGCGTTTCCGTCACGATCGCCAGAAACGGTGATTTGATCGCGGACATGTACGTTGAATTGACGGCTGGTTCCGCTGTTGATGTTACAGGCCTTGATGCCTGGGCCGCGGAACGTGCCATTAAGGACGTTGAATTGTCCATTGGTGGCCAAAGAATCGACAAGCACTACCAAAAGTGGTGGAGATTGTACGCTGAATTGTACATGGACGAATCCAAGAAGGCGAACTACGGTAAGATGACTTCTTGCAGAGGTGTCGCGTCCGGACATGCGTCGGTCTTCTTGCCACTCATCTTCTTCTTCAACAGAAACCCAGGATTGGCCTTGCCATTGATTGCCTTGCAATACCACGAAGTCCGATTGGACTTTGACTTGGCTGCCGACTTTGGTTCAAATTTCAGTTCCTTCAAGGTTTGGGGTAACTACATCTACCTTGACACCGAAGAGCGCAGACGATTTGCGCAAAAGGGTCACGAATACTTGATCGAACAAGTCCAACACACTGGTACCGACACTGTTGGTGCCACTGATAAGCAAATCAGATTGTCCTACAACCACCCAGTTAAGGAATTGGTCTGGTGCGTTGATAAAGGTGGTTCTGGCGCGGATTTGGCTGCTAACTTGTGGAACTTTACGACGGGCACTGTGACGTGCAGTAGTAACTTGGCCGCCTTGGATATTTCCAACTGTTATGTCGCACCATCCATGCTTGGTGCGCCACTCGTAACTGTTGATGGTTCCACTGTATTTAACGAATCTGAATCGGGTGCGCTCGATACCTTCAAGTTGGTCCTCAACGGTCAAGACAGATTTAAGGAACAAAAGGGTGTTTACTTCAACACCGTCCAACCATTCAACCACCACTCCGGTTCCCCAATGCCAGGTATCTACTCGTACTCCTTCGCGCTTAAGCCAGAAGAACACCAACCAACGGGTACCTGCAACTTCTCCAGAATCGACAACGCGCAAGTTGCGATTAAAACGAGAAATGCTGATTTGAACACTCTCCACATGTTCGCGACCAACTACAACGTGTTGCGCATACAATCGGGGATGGGAGGACTTAACTTTGCAAACTAATCAGGAGCAATACAGGTCCAAAAAGCGGGCGTTAAAAGCGTTTGTCCCGCTAGTCCCGGGGATGGGGGCAAGACATCCTGGTTGCGGGAAGTTCCTTAGAGCTCTAACTACCACCTTCATTTGGAAACATATGAAGGGAACTCGGTTAATTACCGAACCCAATGGTAAAAAGGTTAGAGATTGGATAATCCGCAGGCGAGAACCTAAGGTCGTCATGACAAGGCTATGGTTCCGTTTCAACGATCGCTAAGGTGTCGGTGGTAAATGAGGGATTAGTCATCCCGATACTGCTTAAGGTACGATCTGGCCTTATAGGAAACTATAGGGATTAACCGTGCATTCTCTAACTAAGAATGTAAAGTTACAATTAATTATTTAAAAAAAAATATGCATTTTAAAGAGTAGATTAGACTAGCCTTTAAAATGACATCTAAAACGTGTGTAAAGTGTAAAGAAACTAAACTATTTGAACACTTTGGAAAACACACTCAAATGAAAGATGGATACTTGAATACGTGTAAATCGTGTATACGCGAGTATCGTAAAGGTTGGTACAAAGAAAACCGTGAGCGTGATTTAGAAAGACACAAAAAGTATTACGAACAGAACAAAGAACATATAAAATCACGCGTTCGTAAAAATTGGAATGATAATGCAGAAGAAATCAATACGAAACGTCGTGAACTTTATAAAACAGACGATGTGTATAGAACAAAACGGTTAGAACAATGTGAAAAATATAGAAAAGAGAAACGACCCGAAAATCGTAAAAATAGACGTAAAAATGATGAAGCATGGCGCATGGAACAAGTGTGTCGAACACGACTTTGGAACGCACTAAAAGGTGTCGCTTCAAAATCCGCACCAACGATGGAACTTATAGGGTGTTCGGGTGAAGAGCTCGTCGCATATTTAGAAACGACTAAAGTTGAAGGTAAAGACTATACAAATGTACACGTTGACCATATTATACCGTGTTCAGCATTTGATTTATCAATACCCGAAAACCAACGTAAATGTTTTCACTATACAAATCTCCAACTCTTACCCGCACACGAAAATTTACAAAAATCAAATAAGTTTAACCCCCAAAATCCGACGTAATTTTTGCATGACTTTGGGATCCGGAATAGCTTTACCTGATTCGTATGAAGAGATGATATCTGTTGATACGTTTATGAGACCCGCGAGATCCTTTTGTGTATACTGTTTTGCAACGCGCGCTTTTTGAATCGTTAGTGCCGTGTCTTTACTGACTTTTTTGTGTGTACCTAACTCGGTTTCGTCGAGTTTTTGTTCCCTTGTTTTACCCGAATATTGACTCCGTTTGGGTAACTTTATTTCTTGACCCATGAACTTAACATACTTTTCTTTTTCCTTTTCCTTGTTGACTTTACCGCGAATAATAACAGGATCCCAATCTTGATAATGGTTCATTTTAGTGATACATAAAGTTAAAATTTTAAGTAACTATAAATGGAGACTATTTACGAAATATTAATAGCATTTTCCGCATTTGGTGTTTTATATATGAATTTCGATAGAATTATGTATTGGTGTATTCCAAAATCATGTTACGAAGAAGACGAAACATAAAGATTTTATCGTATATACTAATAATGATAGAAGTCTACACAGACGGAAGCTGTCTCGGTAACCCCGGTCCAGGTGGTTGGGCGTATATACTAGAAGACACACACAAATCAGGTGGTGCTAAGCTAACCACAAACAATATAATGGAAATGACTGCGGTCATAAAAGCACTCGAGAAGTGTATTGAGTTGGGACACGATACTGTAACTATATATACCGATAGTAACTACGTAAAATTGGGGTTACTCGAATGGTCTAAGAATTGGGAACGGAACGGATGGAAAACGAGTAAAGGTGATCCCGTAAAGAATAAGGATTTATGGATATACATGTTATACCTGTTACGTAAAATTGAAAACGTTGAAATGAAGTGGGTCAAGGCACACAACGGAAACGAGAAGAACGAACGTGTCGATAATTTAGCACGCGAGTATGCGTACTTATTTTCTAAGAAAGAGTAATGAGTACACCAGAACAACACCATTGGTGTCCAAACCAGGAACAACTTCTTAAACGTTGGGCCGAAAAGGCTGCCGGGTACCGATGGTTACATAATCACGCCCGCGTTTTATATAAACGTCATCACGATTGGTTATCGTACCCGTCTATAATTATATCGAGCATTACGGGTGTTGGCGGCTTTGCAGTTTTGAGTCCCGATACGAATAGTATGCCCGATGACCAAAAACAAAAGATTATTATTTTTCAATACTTTTTTGCGTTCATGAACGTTATTGCGGGTATACTTACATCTATATCTAAGTTTAACAATTCCGCACGACTTATGGAAATGCACTCGGCTATGTCCGTACAATACTCGAAACTGTATAGGAACATAGATATGGAATTATCTTTGGAAACGCAACACCGCGAGGACGTTTTGGAATTCGTGAACAAAACCCGTGTCGAGTACGATCGATTACTCGACGAGGCACCCGATATACCTGCCGAGAGTATTAACGCGTTTAACGAAACGTTCCCTGATAAAGAGAACAAACCCGACGTGTGTAACGGTTTGAGTGTTATTAATTGTGAAGAAGATACGACTAGTCACAAAAACATGGTACTCAAAAACTGGTTACTCAAAAAGCGACCGGGAACACCGACAACACCGAGACCTTCGGTCGAATTGAAATCGTATAATTCGGAAGAACAGGTTTAAAGAAAATATACGTATACTAAACACGTAGGCTCCTATAGCTCAATTGGTCAGAGCGCGGTGCTTATACGACTTATGTATACTCTGTAATTTTAGTGTTACGCAGGCACGCCGAGGCTGTGGGTTCGATCCCCACTAGGAGCATTTACTTACTTTTTACACGCGTATCCCACGTGTAAAAAGTATCTTAATAGAAACTATATGAAGTGTTTGTCTTGTGCACACACACCAGAGTATAAACGCGATCAAATTCGGCGGAACGTTCTCGAAGGTACGTACTCTAAGAAACCAAACCTTGGGTTTAAATGTCGCGATAATGCGCGTCTTCGGTTACGGTTTAAGGAGGCTATAGAGTACGCCCACGATACGTGTTCGGAAAAATCGACGGACGCGTGTTTCAACGCATGGGACGAGGTTGACGAACTCGAAGACTCGATGATGCGGTACGGTATAAATTTGTATGACGATAGTAACATGCGGTACGGATCACTTCTTCGACGCGCGTTTAAGGTTCGCTGGAACGTACGTAACGTCGAGGACCATCACGTCATACCAGCACAGTTCAAAAGCCACCCGGTCGTTGAAAAGGTAAACTACGATATTCACGCGAGTGAAAACATAATCATGATGCCTCGTGAGATCGGTAATTTGCGTACGAACAGGCACACGCATAGAGGCGCACACAAAGCGTATAATAGGTACGTGGGTGAAGTACTCGATTCCATGGAAACTATGGAATTACCCGAACCAGAATTTAGAAAGTTTGTTGACTTTTTAAAAATTGGGTGTCGTTTTCGCCCTCAAGATATACCTTGGAACTAGTGTAAATTACCATCCATACTCGAGAACATCTGTAGTTGCCGCGGGGTACCGTTTCGAGAAAAACTCACGGTTCCCCCAATTACTGTGTCCAATGGTACTGTTATGGGTACGATCAATGTGTAAACAGTGTCTGAGATCCTTATAGTAAACACGCGCACCACGCGCGATTATATCTTCGTGTTTCATATCGACGTGATTATCTATGGGAAAAAAGTGTTTATAATACTTTTTCATGTTTTCGACGTGTATGAGGTAACACTTTGTACTCGAAATCCACTTAACGCGTTCGAGACCACTCTTTTCGTCACTTTCCTTATCCGGGTATCGCGATAAACAGTGGAAGAAACACATTTCGAAATCGTCACCCCTTTTGTTTATAACGTCCTGAATTTCCCGGTAAACGCGTTTATCTTTTATGACGACGTTATCTTCGAAAATAACCGCATACTTGAGGTTTTGGTCGAAACACCTTCGGTAAAACTCCATGTGTCCCATATAACACCCAATAGCACCTAAATTGAAATAGGTAATATCCGGTCGCGTTTTGTTCGCGTTATAGTGAAGTTTTAACGCCTCGCGGTAATAGTTCGGTTCGATGATTTTTTGGTACTTTTTGGCATTTTCGAGTTTCCTGGTATCCGTACCGTATATGATTTCTAGAGGTATGGAACTGTCGTAGTGATCGAGAAACTTTTCGCGTCTATCGGCGGACGTTTCCAGGGTCAGAAGAAAACACTTATACTCGGGTTTTTTCCTGGTACGCGCGAGTACGAGTACGAGTAGAAGTACGAATACAAATACGAGTAGTATCAGAACAATCATCCTTACTTAAAGAATACAAACATAATAATTTCGTGATACCGTGGCCGAGCGGTCTAAGGCGCCAGATTAAGGCTCTGGTTCGAAAGAGCGTGTGTTCAAATCACACCGGTATCATACGTGCGATAGCTCAGTTGGTAGAGCATTGGATTGTAATTTTGAATTATACTAACTATTCGTTTAGTTGCTAAACTCCAATTGTCCCGAGTTCGATCCTTGGTTGCACGACCCTTTCTCTCGTAACTCAATCGGTAGAGTGTAGGACTGTTAATCCTGAAGTAGGGGGATCGAAACCCTCCGAGAGAGTTTTTACAAAATGAGCAAACGATCACAGGTTCGAACCCTGTCGCGAGCATTTCTTTTAGTGCGCTCGTGTGGCCAAGTGGTAAGGCATTTGTTTTGTATTTTGATAATTTTTTAAAGCGTGTGTTCCATACTTTAAAAAGTTTTGTCGTGTAACAGTAATAGAGCAGGCCGAGCATGTTTTTATCGAATTGGCTCGTCTTTAAAATCGTATTAGCAGCCGTGACGGGTCTCGTGGACTACCCACTCGCGGCCGACGTTTTATTAGTGTACGATAATGCGAATAAACTATATTTAAGTGGTGGGTCTTTGGAGTACGTGTCGAACGTCGTTTTGTATAAAGGTGAGACGGGTTATGAAATATCAGAAAGTTCTCAATTAGTTACGAACTACTACATAACCCAAACCGGAACCTACCGCGCCGATTTACAAATTTGCGGCATCGACTATAAGACGAACGAGGTCGAGGTGACGGGGACGCCAAGTGATATAGGAGTGTCTACGGAACTCACCTTCGACGGGTATAACCAACTTTCACTGACGAACACACCAACGTACAGGTCCTCCAAACTCGCCTACGGGTCGAACGTGTACGACGTTGGTACACTTACGGATAAACTGTTTATCGAAAAGACGGGTGAATACGCGAGCTTAACGTTCGATACGAGTTCGAACGTGGCGTACTTTTCGAATATAAGTATACAAAACGTGAATGTAATCAGTGATTATATAGATGAATATGGTATTGCAGATTATAGTACATATAACGGTGCAAATAACGCTGGCTGGACTATGGACGAATGGAGTTTGCGTCCATTAAGGTGGAACCGTGATGATAGAAACAATTCTTTATACGTACCTGTACCTGCATCTTCATCTGACCCGTTTGCGATAGATACATTGTTCCATTTTTACGTACAGTCTCTAGTTGCTAACGGATTTTCGAGTAATAGTGAAAACTTTCCGTTTCCGACGAAGAATGGTGTTTTATGGGAAGTAGATATGAAAAATATAGAATTATCGTGTTATAATAATAATGCTCGCGTAACTGGGTCTAGTTTAGAAAGTACTTATGGTATAGGTGGAAATACATTCTTTCAATTACAGTGTAACAAAAATAACACAAATGATGTAAATATTTATATTTATTATAGTAGAACAAGTTCTACTGGTAAAATTTTCGATTTTTGGTGGTCTATAAGTAACAAGAATAACAGTGTCAATAACAGCGAAACCATTTGTTTAATACAGAACGTGGACTTATCAAACGATACGGTTTTAAAATATGGGTGGTACAAATTTGATAAAACGGAAGGTAAACCTGAATTTTATATAAGTGTTGGTGGTCAAACCGTAAGTGAGAAGGTTTCCTTTTCACTCAATAACGCATATAAAGATTTCCACGATGAAACGTACGGTGGATGTGAAGTAGCGGATCCACAAAGTCCGGACAATAGTAATTATGATTCTCACATGGGTTGGCCTTTCAGACACTTTATGGCTAGTGGTACACGCGCCGCTGTAGGTGACAACAATACATCTGAAGCTAGGACTAATTTAAAAAGAGGTTTAATTTTTGATATGATGTATTTTAAATATAATAACGTTTTCGAAAAAATTCCTAAAATAGATTTCGACGGATACAACAAACTCTCCATC